GTGTTCCGTTCCATTTTTTTGAAAGGTAGATTATTCCTTCAAAGGCTGCAGGGTCCTGTTTCTGAGACTCTAAGATCATGTGGAAGCCACGACGTTCTATCCCGCGTAAGAAGCTGGAGAAGCACTCCCTCAGTAATTCGTCATCCAAATCCTTGAACTTGATACCCTGCGCAAGAAACTCGAAATAATTAAGAATATATAAAAGGCCATTGATGGCATCCCTGTACTCATCGGGGACCTTCATATTCTTGTATTCTTCTTTGTCTGGGTTGCAGCGCCACTCTGATAGTTCTTGTGGTACATAACGCATGCCCCGATAGAATTTGGTGCTGTTCCGAAGCTGTTTTTGGTACTCCGGGCTTGTTCGGGTGTTAATGATCATGTTCAGCGTGTGGGACCTGCGCGTGTTAGCAGCGGACGTTATGCATTGTATCCACCATCCCATTCCAACGAGCATTCCTGTAACCATGATCGAAAGCGATGTTTGATAGGCCGGTGTGTACCTTAAAATTGCATATCCAATAAGGATAATCACATAACAAACAGTGCTGAACATAGGAAGAAATTCTGCAGTGTCTGGATAGCGTTTTTTGATGAAGCAGAAGATAGAAGATATTGCTGCACCAGAACCAGCAATGACGATCAGCCAATCAATGATGGCGATGCTAAATGGTAGTTTTCCAGGGTAGATATAAGTAAAAAGTGCTCTGACAATCATCATTAGAGCAAAAATTGTAGCGCTGACGTTGACTAATGTTCTCGCCATCTTATTGATTCCTATAACAAAAGACCTCCGCATGGGAGGCCTTATTGTGCTAATGGAGGTTTGTTTTAAAATTTTAGGTTGTAGTTAACCTTCACCGAAACCTACGGTCAGTGTCTTTTTCATAGTGTTCACTCCAGTTGTGGTGCTTCGCCGATACCTACGTTAAGCTCTTGAAAAGTAAAAAAACATAAAAGTTTTAGAATTTGTGGAGCACAGGATAACAGTTTGTACTGGGACTCATCAAGTACTATCAGTGTCCTTGCACTGTCCTAGTGAAAATTTATTGCAATAAAGTAACTTACGTGAAGTCAAGAAATATATTTGCACTCCATTTCTTGCTATGATGTAAGTTATTGATTTTAATTAAATTTACAATTACCTAAATGAACTATGGAAACTATCAATAACATAGATGATAGCTCATTTCACAAAAAGCAATGGTAGACTCATTCTTAATTTTCATCAGCCTTAAGCCTATGTACTCAGCTTGACACAACATTTATAGACGTTTTACCATCGTATTCAGCCAGGTATTTACCGTAATTGCGGAACAGCATTTCCGGCCCCTTATGCCCCATCTGCCCGGCAAGCCAGAAAAGGTTTACACCCTGGCTAATGTGTCTGGTGGCGAATGTGTGGCGCGTCTGGTACGGGTTACGGTAGCGCACACCAGCTTTTTTCAGGGTCGGCACCCATGCTTTTTTACGGATAGCGTCGGCGTTCGTCCAGGGTTCTCCCGTTTTCGGATCGCTGAATATGAACTCACTTTTCATAAAGGTGTATTGCTTCTGCGCCTGCAGGGCTGCCAGCGCCTCACTGTTCAGCTCCACCTTACGGGTACCGGCTTTTGTCTTGGTGCCTTTAAGTACCCCTACGACACTGGCCGCCTGAACGTGGGCTGTGTTCGCGATGGTGTCGAGATCAGCCCAGCGCAGCGCGCACAGTTCTGAGCTCCGCAGACCTGTATTGAAAGCAAAGCGGAACAGGTTTTCCCATTCCCTGTACCTGCAGCTCTGGTAAATGGCAAGGGTCTCCGCTGGCGTGAACGGGTCAACCTCGTAATCGTCGGCGCTCGGGCTACTGTCGATCACGTGGTACCGGCTGGCGCTGACGAGGGTTACCGGGTTAATGGTCAGCAGGCCATCCGTAACAGCTTCATCAATGGCGCTGCGCAGAAATGACAGGTTATTCCTGATTGTTTTCAGCTTAGTTTTTCGGCTGGCTATCCAATTTTTTAGTATCGCAGGCGTCAATTCTGTTACATGTAGTTTATGTAGTTCTGATAGTGCTGATAGACATTTTTCGTAACCGCCAATGGTTGACGGCGACAGATTACGGTTTATGCAAATTTTCAGGTATTCATCAAGATAGGACTTAATATTTTTGGTTTTCTTTACTACACCGAATAACTCCAGTTTTTTGGAATTGGGGAAATATTTCGCATATTCAAACGTTCCGCTGGCGATCTGATTTTGTATCTCCCCTAGCAGGCGCTCAGCATATTTTATACCACGTGTATTTGCCTCAAGCCGAGATAGGGGCTCCCTGCAAAGAACCCCTTTATATGTGAAAGTGATAACTAGTGTTGAAGCAGTTTTATGCTTACGAATAGTTACTCCTCTTGGCAGAGATAATAATCCTTGTTCTTTCTTGCCCATTTTGAAACCTCTATTAAGTCGACCCAACGCTCTTTAACCCCGTCGACTTTTAATACATGTACCCCTTCTTTCCATATTCCTCTTTGTATCCGTTTGTTAACGGCATCAACCGTTTCTCCCGCGTTGCGGCAGTAGGTTGATATAGGTACGCAATCCAGCCCCACAGTTCACCTCACACAACATTCAGCCCACGACAGTGACACCACACTTCAAACATTCGTTTCACAATTTCACGACAGTAGAAACCGTCAACATCTCGCGTCAGGTCATAGCGATTGCCGAATGTCTTGCGAACCCATAACTCAAAAACCGTATGCATGTATCACCTCCGTTGCATTGCGCGCAATTTTTTCAGGTGCTTTTCCTGCTCAGTGTCCGCCAGGATTTTGCAATACTGCTGGTGGTCAATATGTTCGAACAGGCAGTTGAACTCACCAATGCATACCCGCCCGGAGTGTCCGTCCATACGTCGAAAGAACACAGAGCGGTCCGTACAGCGAGTAATCACCACAGGGTATCCGGCCCTGTCCGTGTATATTTGCCCGCGTTGAATAAGTGCGAACATGAGATTATCCCCAGCGGCAAATCGAAAAAATAATCAGCGCAATCGATATTGCAACACCTACAATTGCAAATGCTTCAGGCCAACTCATTGACTCACCTCCTGCGGCGGTTCTGGTAGAGGCATCCAGTGGGTTACATCGCATTCAGGGATGCTGATATCATCACCAAGCCACCCTTGACCTTCAGACCAGCATTGCACGTAATACCCGTATTCTGTGTTCACTACGCACCACTGTGCGTCGTTCGGCATTAGCTCACTACAGCTTATCCAACCATCCGGAGTTACCGGAACTTGCGGAATGGCTGTCTGCTCTCGAACGTCATTAGGCGCTATAGGTTCTGCTGCCAACTGACTGGCATATTTGTTAATGGTAACGATAAGCTCTTGCTCAGCCTCATCCAGATAATCACCGATACCTCGCCTGTCACCGTCAAAATCATCGAAATCGGCACGAATCTTGGCAACCTTCTGGATTGCGGACAACACCTCACTAGGAATTACCGGATAGTTGGTTGACGTTTCCGCGATTTCCCGAAAATTATTGGTTGACGAATTCTTATTTTCCCGAAAGTTTCTGGCCTGAAGCATGGCGGCGCGGCAGGCATTCCAGCCAGTAGCGTAATATTTCGCATCCTGCCAGCTCGTTTGTACATTTGAGTACGCTTTTTCCTCTGTCATGGCCTCTGGTATTGATGCCGGTGCAATTCGTGGCAGGCCGATATATAGTGGTACATCTCCCGGCTCCATCGAATTGACGGGCCAAATATACGCATCACTACCATGGTTAATGAGCGCAATCCCCGAAGTATCGATGATGCCAAATGGCTCCGCTGTCAATGCAGTCAATGCAATTTCATAAGCCCGACGCTCAATATTGTCTCGCACGTCCAGGCTGCTTATGCGCTCTTTGATTTCTTTAATCAGTTTCTTATCGGTGAAAGTGGTCATCTCACTCTCCTTTGATGCGAATGCCAGCGACGCGTAGTGCGTGTTCTAAGTCAATCAGGCAAAGCCAGCTGCCATTTTCTTTAGGTATCATGACATGTCGCTTATCAGCATTTATTGGGTGCCCATATCGAAGGTCGTAGCGAGTCGGTAATTGAACTTCCCTCGCTTCCAGTTCTGTAATGCGTTTGTTTTTAGCTTCTAGTTCATCCAGCAGCACCAGCACAACCTGCGGTGTGACTTTCATACGAAACGCAAGCAATTTTTGCGGCGTTGCCACGACTTTTATTGCTTCTGCCGCCTCACGCAGTGCCTGATAGTCAATCTTGCTCACTGGTTGCCTCCTTTACGGATCTGCGCTGCGATGCGCGAAAAAAAAGCCTCCCGCGTATGGCTGTTAAGAGCTGGCGCGAACGCCGCGTTAAGAACGGCAGCATCACAGCCGTCATCGATATAGAGCGCAATTTTTTTCTCCAGGCGCGCTTTGGCTTCCTGCAACTGCATACCCCGGCACGCACGCGGGATATAATCAGCAATTTGAGCGATAGCTTTTTCGTTCTGTTTAAACATGCTTCACCTCGATAGGCTTGATGGTGTCTAACAGCAGTCGGCGGCGCGTATTTTCTGCAAAATGGCGGCGTCCAGTTTCTTTGTGGTAAAACTCGTTTTTGCCAACGACCCACATCCGCTCTGTTTGGTGCAATTTTTTTACCTGCGGGCCATCTTTGGTGATCACGGTACCGGTATGGGTTTTTACGATTGTCATGCCACGACCTCTTCGAATTTCAACTCCAATTGGTCACCCCAGATTTCACATGATTCGGAACACGAACCAGTATCAAACCGCTTGGCCAGCACCATCGCCTGATACAAACTTCTGTAGTCGCTGTCGGCATACATTCTGGCAATCCCGTCAAGCGTCAGGTGACCACGGTACATAACGTCTTTACCTGTTCTGCGATGACCATCCCTGACGTGTTTGCCTGTAACCAGTTCATTAAAAACCCGCATCAGACCAGGTTCGTCTTTACATGCAAGCCCCAGCTTTTGCGTTGACTTTTTGATGCAAAAAACACAGTTCCCGAGGTGCTCCGGGATTTGCAAATCAAAAGGTTGTTTTTGCCACCACCGGATAACATCCGACTTATCAAAATCTGACAGCTCGGCAAGATACCGGACGCCAGGTTTCGGTTTCAGCCTACGGGGTTCGTCCGCACGAATACCGAGCCATGTGATGTAATTCCCTCGCCCAAAATGGTCATCGCAATATTTCGTGAAAGGGGTGAGTTTTAGCCTGTCAGTACAGAATGCGCCGCCGATGTATGGCGTACCGTACTTTTTAACCATGTCCATAAACGGTTTAAGCACCGGCATTCGCGTCTGAATATCCTTTGGTTCCCATTCCGTATAACCATTTGGCTGCCCAAGCTCTGGATTTATATCGACCTGCAACACAGTTAGCGGTATGCCCCAGAACTTCAAAACCTCCCGAATAAAGCGGTATGTCAGCGGATGTTCGCAACCGGTATCCATAAAGATGTAGCAGACGTTATTGCCAGCCTTTCTTTGTTCTTCCATCAGGTGAACAAGATATGCAGATGTTCTCCCGCCAGAAAAACTAACTACATGAGTTATGCACATTTGCGTAATTCCGATAACTCGTTGAAGCGTTCCATAAACATCCCGTAGGCATGGCCCGGTGCCAGTGGAATCACTTTGAACATCTCTGTTGCCGGGATACCTTCCAATACAGGCCAGAAAGAGCCATCATCAAGTCCGAGATCGCGGCGTTCGGTTGCCAGCATGATGAGATCGGCATATTTCACTGGCGTGCTCATAACAGGAGGTAACCCGTATTTCTCACGGATTACGGCGTCTATTTTTTCTTCCATCCGTTTATAGTCAGGAAGAAGTCGTTTCAGTGGCGCGGGGATGTCCTGGCAATATGCTTCTGTTGCATCATGCATTAACGCTTCAAAAGCAAATTCCTGCGGCACCAGCTGGCTGCAAAGCACCGCATGCTGGGCGACACTGTAGAAGTGTGAAAGATGTCCTGCAAAGCGACAGATATTTGAAAGGGAAACTGCGATATCGTTAATCACGATGTCGTCTTTATTTATCTTGTCATAATAAAAATGCTTCCCGGAAAAAGTTTTAATAAATGACATTTCGTTCTCCACTTTATATGCGCTGCACCGCGCTGAATTCTGCTAAAAGGAAGCTCTCACCATCCGGTGATTATTGAGTTAATTACGTTTCCATAAATGCCCCCGCAGGGGCATTTGCAGTAATGAAATCAGGCGGTGAAAGTACCAATAAAGGTTTCTACTTTGCTGTCTTTGAATTTCTCAACAAGCAGATCACGAAATTCGTTAGCCATTTCTTCCTGCATCGCTTCCAGCTGAATAATGCGCAGAACCAGTACAGGACGATCGCCAGTGATAATGCTGAGGCGTAATTTAAACGGACGTTCTTTCAGGCCTTCAAACGGAACGCATTTAAATTCAAATGCCACTGGCATAATGTCTTTGGTCTTCGCTTCGACAAACTCCATCAGGGAGCGTTTGCCGCTGAAGTCATTGTCTTCAAAATCAGCGGTCTGGTTTGCTTCAATTGTGATTTTACGGACTGCCGCAGCCGCTTTGGTTGCCTGAATGGTGTCACCATTAGCATCAAAGCCCACAAGGTAGTCGGCCCAGTCTTCAATCCATTCTGCCAGTGACTTCTGGGAGTTACGCTCGCCATTAACAGACAACAGAGCAGAAAACGGTGCTGTCTTTTTCAGTTTGAGGGTGGCGGTGTTATCTGCGTGACCTGGTTCATCAATAGTACCCAGGTTAAGCACACTGACGGCTCGCATATTATCGGCATCGATAAAGCAGCGGGTGCCTTCATCTGCAAGATCTTTAGAATAACGGGTAAAGTCATCGATGCTGGCAGTGGAAAGCGCACCACGGAAACGGAAGCGATTTAAATTAAATTTTTCCAGATCATGAATGCGGAAATTCTCAGGCAATGCCACAGCATCGGCACCAATATTACTGATAATTTCATTAACACCCTGAGCAGAAATAAGGGCATGGATTTGATTAATTGCGGTTGCGTCTAAGTTCTGAGACATAATAAGTCCTCACTATATAAAGATATTCAGTGATGAGATAAATAATCAGTTAATTAAGAACGATATTAATGACCTGCTGCGCGGAGTTTTCCGTCAGGTTCACCGGCAAGAGTCAGTAATTGTCCCTGGTCTTCCTGCAGAATAGTCAGTCGACCACCGCGATTGACATACATCGGCGTTTCGGTGGTGTCTTCTTCGGAAATTTTCCCGCGGTTAGTCGGGCGAACATATGAGAGTTTGTGTTTGATTTTCACACGGTTCTCATCAAACGGTTCGATTTCCAGGTTGAGCGAGACCTTACCTTTGGTTTTCGTGTTCATCACACCGGAAGCGACTTCACTGAGAACTGCGCCGATTTTGGTTTCAAATACGCCGCCGTCCAGCTCCCCGATAAATGCCTGCACATCAGTACTGCGTTCGCTAGCCATTTTGCTGCTCCTCATCATATCGACCCTGCAAGGTCGGTTGGTTTCTCCACAAAACAGAGAAGAACACCTGCGGTGGCAGCCGCCCGGCTGGATTGGGTTATGAGCCCGTCGTCCGGTGATGCTCTTCTCTGTTTTGTAAAAAGAGCGGTACCAGCCGGAAGCAAGTGTACAAACTGGTACCGCCAAAGCAGTGGCTGTTGTGGTGGGGTTGTCACTCAGGCGTATGGTCAACCTGACAATCCGGTGTCCTCAACGGGGAAAGAGTAACCCCGCCATACTTACCGCCGCGCCATTTCGCGGATTACCACAACGCTGAGAGCACTTAGCAAGTTACGGCACCACACTTTGTCGCGGTTCCATAAATGCCCTCATCGTTGCACCCTGGTCTCTTCCCAGGCGTCAAACCGGATCGCCGCGCTGGTTAGGCGTCTTATCAGCATCATCATTGACTTGCACATTCCGGCTACCTGGTTTTTTTGCCCGAGCAAGGAGTGGATTGTCCCCTTTAACGTCCCCAGACCGCTAACGACGCATGTGCCATACGCCGTGTTACAACCAAATTTTGTTTAATCTTGCCTGCGGCATGTTTCTTTTAGATACATTATGTATCTCAAGGGTACATTGTCAAGTATAAAAAAACCTGCCGAAGCAGGTTATAAATATTGATTAGGCCTTTATTTTGTATCTTCTTGGTTTTCCTGAGAAAATTACTGTACCAATTATAGAGCAATTACCGTTAATCTTAATGTAAGGCTCAGGCCAGTTTGGGTTTAATGCTTTGAGATAACGCTGTGTTCCATCTTCTATCAATCGCTTGAAGGTGGTTTCGCCTGTATCGTGCATCAATGCAATAACGTCGTCACCGTGGCAGGCAGGGACTTCGGGATCAACAAAAATCATGTCTCCCGGGCGGTACTCATCAATCATTGAATCACCAATCACCCGCAAGATATAAGTCATTTCGCCACAGGGTACAGGGCAGGGATAAGTTTCTGCTGTGCTCAAATCAACCTCAGAATAGCCAACTTCTTTCCATGCTCCGGCCTGTACCCATGATATGACAGGGACTAACGTTATTTGTTTGTTAGTGATTGAAACATCAGGTTTTTTTGTGATGTTCGTGGTCTGGTGTTCTTGATCAAGCCATCCGACAGGCAGGTCGAAACATTTTTCGATGTGCCGTGCCATGCTGTCACCGATATTTTTAGTAGCACCATCTCCCATAAACCTGCTGGTCTGGGTTGGCTCGCGATCAATCATGGTGGCAAAGGAAGAATTCCCGCCAACACCATCTCTCAGTTTTCTGGCGTTAGACCGCCGGATGTCATGGACTGTTTTCATAAAGAAATTAAAACCTTTGTACCGATAAGGTACAAGTATCTTGAAGGTTCATATTAATCATGTAATATGTATATTGGAGGTACATATTGTATGAAAGCGTATTGGGACTCTTTAACCAAAGAACAGCAGGGCGAGTTGGCCGGAAAAGTTGGCTCAACACCAGGCTACTTACGGCTGGTTTTCAATGGTTATAAAAAAGCCAGTTTTGTGCTGGCTAAAAAACTTGAGCAATGCACGTCAGGTGCAATTACGAAATCTGACTTAAGACCGGATATCTATCCGAAAGATTAACAGAACACCTTCAATTTTTAACCACAGAACGATGAGGCTAACCGTGGGTAAGTATCACTGGAAAGTAGAAAAACAGCCTGAGTGGTACGTGAAAGCTGTCAGAAAAACTATCGCAGCGTTGCCGGGTGGTTACGCTGAAGCAGCTGACTGGCTGGATGTAACAGAGAACGCATTATTTAACCGCCTTCGTGCCGATGGCGATCAGATTTTCCCGCTGGGATGGGCAATGGTTTTACAGCGCGCGGCTGGCACTCACTACATTGCGGATGCTGTCGCACAGTCTGCTGGTGGGGTGTTCGTATCGCTTCCTGAAATTGAGGAAGTAGAGAACGCCGATATAAACCAGCGCCTGCTGGAAGTCATCGAACAGATCGGGAATTACTCAAAGCAGATTCGTTCGGCAATCGAAGATGGGGTCGTGGAGCCACACGAGCAGACAGCAATTAATGATGAGTTGTATCTGTCAATTTCGAAGCTCCAGGAGCATGCAGCACTGGTCTACAAAATCTTTTGCGCTCCAGAAAAGAGTGACGCCCGCGAGTGTGCAGCTCCGGGCGTCGTGGCGTTTTGTGTCTGTGGAGAAACTAACGCATGAACAGTTTAACGGCAAATAACCGTTTGTCGCAACAGCTGGTGGTCAGTGTCGCTGAACACCTGTTGTTACGGCATGAATGCAGATTACCAAATCACCTGGCTGTAAGTAACCACAGAGAACTTTACCTGACTGTGGGGGGCGAGTTGTGCAGGAACTTAACCGCTGGTTTCGTGACGGAAGAGGGCTTTATGTCCATGTTATTCGTTGGGAGCCAGAAACACAGCGCGTTATCTATCTTCGCAAAGACTACCCGCATGAGTGCTTTAGTCCTTTGTGGAAATTCAGGCGTGATTTTGTTGAGTGTGAAGGACCACCAGCACATTGATTCTGCCATTCCGGGACGTTACACTGTTCAGGCACCTTATAAAGCGGGTGCCGGGATTGGCGTCCTGGAATTGATCAAGGCGATATATGACGCGCCAGCGTCTTTTTTATCGTCCGCATTTGCTCACATCAAAGTTATGGTGGGCTGGGCGGGGGCATCGAAAGATGCGCCGGTTTCCTTGATCACCGGTTACGCCAACCCCGTTCAGTTCACCACCAGCGAAATTGGCGTTTCCGGTGGTGGAAGTATTTCACCGATCAAGGAGGCTGCCATCATGGCTACTGCCCCAGCCCTCACTCGTCTGAATGATGAAGACTTACATAAACTCAGTTATGTAACAACTGCACTACGTGCTCTGCGCAAGGTAACTCTTTCGGATCCGCAGGCGCATCAGGTTCTGGTAGAAACCCTTCTTAACTTGCAGGCTGAACGTATTCGTCTGGCGGATAAGGCTAATTTTCATATTCACCGTCTCCTGAATATCAGCGGAGGGCATCGTCATGCTTAATCCGTTGATCCTCAACATTTACCGTTTATTTCAGCGTAAAAAAACATCAATTCCTACAGTTGGGCAGTGGTACACCACGCCTGCAGGGCATGTTCTACGTGTTAGCCTGGTGGACCGTGAATGTCAGAAGGTGATTTGTGAACCGCTGGGCCGTAATTACCGCGTCAGTATGCCGCTTATAGCCTTTTGCTCCGGAAAAAACATGAAGCATCTCGGAGGTGCAGCATGAGTATGGAGCTGATGGTTAAAGCGATGAAAATTCGAGTGGGTAATCCATTGCGAAAACTGGTTCTGATCAAGCTGGCTGATAATGCCAGCGATCAGGGTGAGTGCTGGCCCAGCTACCAGCATATTGCTGACCAGTGCGAGATTAGCAAACGTTCTGTGATGAATCATATTGCGGCCCTTTGTGAGTCCGGGCTGGTAAAAAAAGTCACCCGGAAAGGTGAAAAAGGTAACTCAAGTAATATCTATCTCCTTCATCTGGATGGTGCAGGAGATTCACTAGGGGGTAGTGCAAATAATTCACTATCTGGTGCAGCAAATTCACCAGGTAGTGCAGGAGTTGCACCAGGGGGTAGTGCAGGAGATTCACCCAGAACCAGTCACTCTTTTGAACCAGTCAAAGAACCAGTCAAAGAACCAATAGCTGTTGGTGCATCAGTTGATGAGTCCGTGCGAGTTCGTTCAAACCGACCGGAATACTCTTCGGAGTTTGAGCAGGCATGGCTGGTATATCCCAAACGTGCTGGTGGCAATTCAAAATCTGCAGCCTTCAAAGCCTGGAAAGCCCGTTTGAATGAGGGGGTAAACCCCGAAACCATGCTGGAAGGTGTGAAACGCTACGCGGGCTGGGTATCTGCGATGGGTAACAGCGGCACACAATTTGTGAAACAGGCTGTCACGTTCTTTGGCCCGGATCGTCATTTCGAAGAACCCTGGGAAGTTCCTGCGGTATCTGCAGCCAGACGCGAGGACCCGTACTTCAAAGCCAGTTACGACAACGTGGACTACAGCCAGATCCCGGCAGGATTCAGGGGGTGATTATGAGTCTTTTGAATGAAGTTCAGAAATTCATTGAAGCCCATCCGGGGTGTACTTCCGGAGACATTGCAGATGCTTTTACAGGTTACTCACGGCAGCGCGTTCTGCAGTCTGCAAGCAAGTTACGTCAGAGTGGGCGTGTGGCTCACCGTTGTGAAGGAGATACACGCAGACATTTCCCGCGCCTGACTGAGAGAGCGCAGGAGCCGGAACCACAACCAGTTCGAGAAACCAGACCTGTGCGCAATTTCTATGTCGGCACTAACGATCCCCGGGTGATTTTGTGCCTGACCCGCCAGGCTGAAGAACTGGAGTCCAGGGGCTTATACCGTCGTGCTGCAACCGTGTGGATGTCGGCATTCCGTGAAAGCCACTCCCAGCCAGAA